TTCTACCCAAACTGCACAAATTCTCATTGGAGGTGCAAGTGCCTTACATTCATCAGTATAGCAGACACTTTCATCATTCTTTTCATCAACATATTTTGGTTTATATTTTTGATCTGCTTCTTCAATAATACGATCATATTCTGAAGTTACATTTTGAATTGCTCTATCAACATCTCTGCCAATTCTGCGATTCAATTTTTCAGGATCTTTAATTATAAATTCATTAAGAATAGTTTGTGGGAAATATTTTCTTTGAATCTCATCAAATAAATCCCAAAGTCCATTTTCAGATACTCCAGTACACTGGGAGAGTATTGCAATAATAGAAGATAATACAATTCCTATAATTGCATACTGCTTTATATCTGGTTTTTTATTTCCAAAATTGAAATTAAACATAAATGGGGAGATCTAACCCTCCCCACTATTTATTCTATTGTGTCAAACTTCTGCTAGGATCAGTCGGTTGGCATAATTATAAGCAAAGTCAGTTCTGGCACCATGATGCCCCCAACGTATCCATTTTTTAGCAAGTCTCATATAATCATTAATAGACTTACCAGGAGTTTTCATTTGATTCTCAATCATCTTCCAATCACCTTCATACATCATATATTGCAATTGAGTATCAAGTGTTGAAGGGTCTCCACCAATACGAGCAGCAAACTTACCAAGACCATAAAATCTTGGAGCATTGGTAAATTGAATCAAACCATAACCACCACTTGTACAATGATGATAAGATACTCTAGCACCACCTTCACAGATATTAGGAGTGAAGGTAGATTCTTGTCGGATATTGCCCATAATGGTTGCTAGGGCGTTTTTGTCAGTGATTCCTCGTTTCTGTAAGAATTCCAGAGTACGGGACTCATTGGTATTACATCCTTTACAAACTAATCGTTTTACTTTAGGTTTTTCGGGAACAACCTCTTTGGTCTCTGTCTCTTGAGTAGGACCTTCAGGAATAATTGCAAATGGTGCTTGTACTGAAGATGTTGCCATACTCGGTGCTGGCAGTGTTGCCGCTGATGTTGCAACCGCACCTAAAAGAGCTACGGTTACATTTGTTAGGTTTTTAAGCATTAATTTTAATTGAATTCGGCATCCGTTTAGAAAGGGGGTACACCCAACCTCTCGGAGGGCACTTTCCACGGCTCTAGGTGTCACGTCAATGACTCATTATAAAAAAACCCTGCTCATAACAGGGATCCCTTTTGAGATTTTTACATAATAAGTGATTATTTAGGATCTGTCAAGTGTGTCAATTTGTAAAGTGGCACAATCAAATAATAAATAATATGTCATACACATAAATCAATGTCTAAGTCACCAAATAAGGGTAAAAAAGGTTCTGCTGGTGGCAAGCAATCCAAACAAAATCAGGGTAATGCGACTGCCAAAAAAGCAAAGAACGGTGGTAAGAAAAAGTGAGGTATTATGCCAAGAGAGTGGAATACTCCAATTAGGGAACCTTGGAATGCACCCATTCACAATACCCTAAAAGCAATAGATAATCATACTCAAGAATATTTCAGAAGTGGTGATATTTGGCATCTAGAGAAAGCAGATCAACTTAGGCAATATTTGCAAGAGTTAAAAACGTGGATTCATAACCAAGAAAAAAAATGAAAGAATGTTAAATGAGGGTATTGCATATCCTTACGTCTTATAATTTTCTCCAAAGTTTTCCTTCAGCAATTCTTCTTCTCAATAATCCTGCTTCTACATCACTTCCAGGATTTCTGTAAAGTTCAAGAGCAGCAGGAACTTTACCCCATTCTTTATTCTTAAGAACTCTAGTTATGGTATTAAAATTGGAATGCCCGTAAAAATCAGCACCAAGGTTATAAGCAAAAGACAATAAAGCACCGCGCTGATAATCATTCATCTCACTCCAATAAGGTATTTTTTTCAGTGTTGAAAGAAATTCATTTTGTATCTGCCAATCAAACAATTCATCTGCTTCTTTCTGAGTAATCTTTTCTCCTAACTTAAAGGGACTTCCATCCTTCTTACGAGTGCTTCCCCATCCTATAGTATAAGGTTTTCCTTTAGTATAAGGATCTGGATATGCTACTAATTTACATTTTTCAAATTCTTTGATTAGTTCTATTCCTTCTTTCAGAATAGAACTTTCTACTTTTTTACATTAAAGATCCTTCCCCATCCAGTCTTATCTTTTCCTTTCTCCAACCAACGGTACATCAGATCAGACTTTTTGTAAACAGCACCTTTGCCATTTGTTACGGGGCCAGTATATCCATCATTCAGAGAACCATAAGGATCATTTACCACATAATCTTCACCCTTCTTACCAATCACTACAACCATGTGCCCACCAGAAGGAGCAGATAGAGTGCCCCTGTGATAGATCCCGATAACAACGGGTCTCCCAGCAGCAAGCTCACGATCAAGATCAGCAAAAGAAAGATTGTAACTAAAGTGTGACTTAACTCCATAACCTTCCAGAACTTTTGTCTGAACAGTATGGTCAGTTGTGTCACCAATTGCAAATACTTTTTGAATATAAGAGTCATCACCCTTTGTTCCCTGAAGAGTCCCTGGTTTAAAGTATTCTAAACACATCGCACAAGCAGATGAATTACAGGTTCTTTGAGCATCTCTGTAATTATCTGTTTGTGGGTAGTAAGGAACATTAAGAACACCGGGATCTGCTGGTTTTGTTCCGTAAACTGGTCTTGTTCTGAAAATACGAACCCAGTTTGAAGTATCATCAATCAAATCAGGATTCTTGTCCGCAAGATCCACTTCAAGTTGCTCTACTGCTGCAACATGCTTTGGGTTATTTTCGTCATAATGCTTAAAAAAGTTATGAAGATCTATTCGCATTTTAATCTCCTAGGTATTCTAATGAAAAAATATCATGCTCTGGAATATCAGGATTCAACCACTCACTAAATTCCGATTGAATCGCATATGCATTATCAATATCCATCTCACTCAAATAATGAATTCGTTCAATTGCCCAATCATGTGATGACCGAAGTGTCTGTTCCAAAGTTTCCATCAAAATAATCCTTTCTAAAATATCTGGAGAGTATATTGCTATTGTAGTACGCAGGAACTCCAGTGTCAAGCGATTCGGTCAATACATTATTTAGGAACAGTTGTCGTGTTTCTTCAAAATTACATTTACCTTTGGTTTTATGTAATGATATTATTTTTCTTTCAAAACATTCCTTACCATATTTCGTAATATCTTCCTTAAGTTCAGGACAAGAACCATAATAATTTTTCCAATCTGATTCAGACTTTACTTTTCTCTTTTTTCCTTTTGGTGTTCTGAACTGCCAAAGATACTTACGTCCAATATATTTTCTACCGGTGATCTTACAGGATATAAGATATACAAATCCAAAATAATCTCCTATATGCTGAGACTCAAAGATTTCCCCATTAAACTTCCATGGGTTCTCATAGCTCATAGAGTAATCTTAAAGAGCTATTATTTATCCTTCATCCTTAGCAAAGCGATTCTAGCAATAAAAAAGCACCTTGTCAAGAGGTGCTTTGAGTTATATTAGGAATTTATTATAGAGGCATCTTTGAACCTGGTTTTACTTTCGCTCCACCAGGTTTAGCAGGAGGCACTGGAGGAGGCACTGGAGTAGTTCTCTTTATACCATATTTCAGTTCGTCTGCTCTTCTTTGTTCCGGTGTAATAAGAGTATTAGATTGCTCGGAAACTATTCCCAGAATAGTCTCGGAGTCCATCTCCATCATCACATAAAGTGCCTCATCTACGGTCTCTACGTGCTCGTTGTCGATGAGATACTCAAGGACTAGATCAAAAGCATCATACTCATAGGACTGGTTTAGAACCTTCTCTCTAGCGGTCTGTCTGGGTGCCACAGGGGTTGGTTTAGGGCTTGAGGCAATTGCGGCAGTGGCAGGTACAACGCTTCCAGAGGCAGCAGCAGAGGTGCTAGGAGCAGCAGCAATTGCTTTAGATGGAGTTGCTGCCTTAAAAGCATTTGGATTTTGTGATAAGGACTGATTACCTTTACCAAGGTTAGAAACTGCAGGAGATTGAACTGAAGGAGAGTTCATAGGAAGTCTGGACCTCATATCCTTCATTAAAGGATTATCAGTCTGTTGAGTTCCACGAATTCTTGCCTTTTCTGCAGCGGCAGCGGCAAGACGTTTATTTGCTGGTGTTGATGCCCACTGGTCCATTGCAGACCCTGCTGGTTTTGTTGGTGCTGGTGCTGGTTTTGTTGGAGCAACTTTTGGTCCTGCAGGTCTAGTAGCGGCAGGAGCAGCAGCAGCGGGTCTTGTGGGAGAAACAGGTTGAGTTGCGGTTAGTTTTGGTCCAGGAACTCGCATCAGCGCTTCAGGAGGGAGCCCTGAACCTGGTGGGGTTAAAGATTTTCTTCCTCTTGCGATTATCTCAGCAGCAGTTCCACTTCCTTTAGCCATTGCTGCATCACCACCACCAGCTTTATATGCTTTAAACTGGTCTCCACCCAAATTCTGTTGGTTATATGGTGAATTTTTTGTTCCTGCAGGAATATTTGAAACTCCTGGTTTTTGATCTGATTTGCTTGAAGAAGAAGGTTTTGCTTCAGGAGTAGAACCTCTACCTGTTACAAACCCAGCTGCTGCATCTCTTACTCCCCTAGTAGCAGCATTAAAAGTTCTAGATATTGGATTTGTAGATGTAGTCGTTTTGCCAGCATATCCTCGTAATCCTGATCCTGCAATATCACTAACAGTCGAGGCAGCTCTATTTAGATTTTGTCTTGCTCCTGCAGTAACATCTCTGACACTAAACTCATTTAAATAAGACTCATACATCTCTTCCCAGGTATACTCACTCAGGTCATAACCCTCTTCTAGAAGTGAGTTGACCCAGTTCTCAACTTCTTCCCAGATTTGTTCTTCAGTAAGTTCTTGAGGAGCATAAACTGCAGCATACGCTTCCATCAAACCCTTAGCGTCACTACCTGTAATTCTTGACATTTTTTTCTTTTTTAGTTCTTTATAGTTTTATTTATAAAAAAAGAGGGTCTCAAGGACCCTCATTATTCATCCATTCCTTTTCATAATCATAATCACCAAAAAGAAACTCATCACACTCTGCTGCCTCTTGATATGCGTTCAGGATTTCCTGTTCGCACCATTCATCATAATTGGAATCCTGAGAAAGTATCTTTGGTAACATCTTGCTTAATTCCTCCAACGATATAAGACTCAACTTCCGTCTCCTGAGGTGCCACTTGAAGTCCTTTAGAGGAAATCCAGTGCTCAGTCCAAGGAAGGGGATTATTCTTTGCCGGAATATCATAAAGAGGTTTCAGTCCGATTGCCTTCATTCTACGGTTAGCAATCCATTCAACATACTGCTGTAACAGTTTGTCATTTAGACCAATCATAGAACCATCTTTGAACAGATACTCTGCCCAAAGTTTTTCTTGATTGACAGCATTCTCAAAGGTCTTGTAGACCCACTGTTCTTCTTCTCTTGAAATACGTGCCATATCAGGATCATCACCCTCTTTCCATTTGTTTAGAATGTTCTGAGTAATGACAAGGTGTTGATTCTCATCACGGGCAATTAGACCTATGATTTTTGCACTTCCTTCCATAAGCTTGAGTTCGCCAAATGCAAAACTGCAAGCAAAACTGACATAAAAGCGAATACCTTCAAGTATATTAACATTTGCAACTGCTCTGAATAATTTGCGTTTGAGTTCATATCTTTCTTCCTGTGCGTGGGGAACTTGTTCTTGGGCGTGTTTCCAAAGTTCAGAAGTTCCATAATGTTGAGCACTATTAATGAAGTCATTATATGCCTCAGTTACACTGACAGCACGTTCCATAATACGTTCGTCTTTCAGAATCGTATCAAAGACTTCAGAAGGATCTGAATAAACATTTTTGATAATATATGTATATGAACGGGAATGGATCATCTCCATAAACTCCCACACCTTCATACATGCTTCCAGTTCAGGAAGAGAACAGTAAGGAGCAAATGCCATACCAGGACCTCTTCCCTGAACAGAATCAAGCATAACCTGATACTTCAGATTACTGCTGAAAATATGCTTTTGTTCTGGGCGAAGAGATTGATAATCTCCTCTATCCTTTTGAAGAGAGACCTCTTCAGGTCTCCAAAAATATCCTAGTTGTTGAGTTGTTAATTTATCGAAGATTGGATATTTGTAAGAATCGTATCTTTGAATTCCTAGTGGTTGTCCAAAAAACATAGGTTGCTTTTTGGTATCAACCTCTTCAGAGTTAAAAACTGTCATTTGATTGACCACATTCTTCTCCGCTAGTTTTGTCTTAAAGTTAAAATCCATAATTTTTTCTTCTCTAAATTAACTCACACTTTTATATTTAATCAGGTCAGATTTTGCAACTTTCACAATCGTCTTCGCCAGAACTCATAATGTCATCAAGAAGAGATTGAAGTTGTTGTTTTGGTTCTTCAACTTCATCTGTCTTATTATCATAAGTGTTTTGATAGTATGCTGTTTTATGCCCCAATTTGAAACAAGTAAGCATATCCTGTGCCATTACGCTAACAGGAACCTCATTGTTCTCATAATTCTCTGGGTTATATGACCAGTTTCCAGAAATCGCCTGATCAAAGAATTTTTGCATAACAGCAACAATATTGATATAACCACGATTGCTAGGCATATCCCAAAGAAGCGTATAATTGTTCTTAAGAGTATGATACTGTGGAACAATCTGCTTGAGCGGTCCCTTCTTCGACTTCTTAACGGACAGATATCCTCTGGGAGGTTCAATTCCGTTTGTTGCATTTGACACAACGGAACTACTCTCCGATGGCATCTGTGCGGACAGTGTTGAGTTCCTAACTCCATACTGTTTGACCTGTG